TTTTCTGTTTTCTTTTTCATAACTTTTATAAACTAAATAGGGGTGGCAGTAATATATACTACCACCCCATTACAAACAATTTATTTTAACTGTTAAACAAATTATCAAAAGCTGCTGCTACATCGTCAGTATTTGATTTTGATGCAGTAGCGGTTGGTGACTTAGCTGGTGCTGCTGCTTTTGGAGCAGGAGTTGGAACTTCGTCATCAACGATAGTGTTTACACTACCTTCTGATGGAATTGAACCGTCTGGATTTAACCATGCGTTCATTACTTCCTTCAATTCGTCATAAGTAAATTCTGGGAACAAATCCAGAATGTTTGTTTGCTGTGCCAAAATCTCCTTTTGTGAAGGGTCAATTGCGACACTTGCGTTTGGTTTGACACGAATTGTAGTTTCTGGGAAAGACTTACCAGAATCTTCTGCTGTACGGAATTCTACTACAATATCACGACCATTAACCAAATCGGTAATATCACCATAATCAACGTCACTGATGATACTGAGAATTTCTTGGTATACGTTCTTACCGAATCCCCAAAAACGAACACCTTCATTTTCCTCACCACGAACGATGATAGGAGCATAGGTACGCATCTTTGGTTCAAACTTACGTCCCAAAATCCAATCTTCCTTGTTTCCATTCTTCTTCATACGATTTGACCATTCAACGATTGGGTCAGGACGATTGAAACTGTCAGGAGATAGATAAGTCTTGTTATTGATGTTATAGTGGAACTTCAACTCAATAAACGGATTATCAGGTTGATACTTGTAGGGAACGATACGAACCACTTGTTTACCAGGCTTTGGTTTCCAAATTAAATTGGTTTTGTTGCCTTGGTTTGTTAGAGAGCTCAAACGGCTCTTCAGCTTGCTAATGTCTAATGCCATAATTATTTTAATTAGTTAATTGTTTAATTAGTTAATTAGATAACTCACTCGAATTATTTAACGACAACCAATTAAGTTGTCATCAATATATATGACCCTCAGAAACTTTTCAACTTATTATATCAAAAATTTTGACGGGAACAATTTTAACTGATACGTCTCCTGTTAAAATAATTGAATTTCTGTAGAGATTCCAATCCAATTGAAATGTTTTATCAAAAACTCCACCGTTTTCTTCAGCAATTAATTTATTCATTGCGTTCAAAGTATACAGTGTATTGGTGTCTTTTTTTCTATGTACACTGATAGTGTTTTTGAATTTGGATTGGTTACCATCTAATTCTACGTTATATGTAACGTATAATTCTTTTGGATTGTTATTATTACACAATACAAATATTTTACCGTTAATACTATAAAAGTTTCTTATTTCTTCAAGAATGTTAGTATATTCTTTAGAATTGGTAAATGTACACAATAATTGTTTATTCTTCATTTATTTATAATTAATTGTTTACCGTTCACATTCCATAGTTTACCTACGAAGTTACCAGTTGTATCATACCAACTATTTCTTTTATTATAAAAACCTAATTTTAATGCTTCTTCTAATGTATATTCCATAGTCAATGCTTTTTCTATGGCAACTGCATCTAATTCTTTTTCTTCCGGAGTTCTATCGTCACCTTTTGGTTCTTTTACTGGTTCTGGTTGTTGAACAGGTGCAGTTTGTTGTGGTTCAAATTCAATATTTTGTTCTGGTTGTTCGTCACCAGCAAACACGTTAACTTGTCCTTTTCTAGGATTTTCTTCAAAGTGAGTACCTCTAGCAATTGCTTTTTGTTTATATTCAGGAGTAGGAAATGTTACAAGAATACCATTTGCATTGTATGCTTGTCTTTCTGGATACTTACCTTCAACCATTTTATTAAGATATTGAGTAATAACATTTACATCTACATTTGATTCAATTAGATGTTCTCTGAGTATTTCAATATGTTCTTGTTTAGAAATATCAAAAATACCGTTTTCAATAGCAATATCGGTACTTGCTTTTTCTAAAGCCTCTAAAAATATTTGTTTAGTGTTCATAATTAAAATACATCCTCTTCACTTAGATTGGAACGATGAATTTCTGTTTTAAAAGAAAACTTGCTTCCTCTTTCATTTCTTAATTCAATAGCAGAATAAAATGGTTTTACTTCTACTTTTCCACCATCTTCTTCTTCTCTTATGTCGAAGATAATATATAAATATACAACGAAATATGTTCCCTCTTTATTTTTACTAACTTGAAACTTACTCAATCTAAAATTCTTATTTTCATTTGCGTCAATTAACTTCTTACCACTAGAAAATTCATTCTTGGTTCCCATTCTATTAATTGTCTTACCATTAAATACTATAAGAGGAAGAGTATCATTATTACCGAAAATTGCTTCAGCAGATATCTGACTTGCAAATTGTATGAACTCTTTCTTAATTTGAGCTTCATTGCCAACATTCATAAATCGTTCAATGAATTTTTCATAAAATGCAATAGCCGCAATATTAGAATTGAAAATATTCATCGGTCTAAATGCACCTTTGTTTAGGATAACATCACCTTTTGTAGAAGGATTGAAATAATCATTATAAACTTTTAAAGATGCATTTCTTACTTCTTTTACATCTTCAGCAGTAGCACCATTAAGTTCTACCATGAACAAATTCTTATTTTGAATCAATCTTACTTTTTCATTAATTGCATTAAATAAAGAATCTGGTTGAATACGATTAATTTGTTGAACAAATATAGTTACATTCTTTTTAAGAGAATCTGTCATTTTTACTGGTTCTTCATCTGACTCTCTTGCTTCTTGTAATACACCAATTTCTCTTTCAATTGCATCCCAAGTATTGAACAAAGAAGAATGTTTGTTTCTAGCATAATTTAAATCTTCTTGACATTTTTGTTCTATATTACCAAATATCTTAACAATAGTATTTTTAATCTTTTGTGTGAAGTCTGTCCATCCTTTTACTAATTCGGCAGATACATCACCTATTTTAGATGCAATTCTGTTAAGAGAAGACTTTAATGATGATATAAATTCAATTTCAGTTAATATTGTTTTACCAACATAAATCTCTTCAAATATAGGATTAATATTTTCATTTTGAGGAAATACAGAAGCACCACCACTAAATACTTTTCTTGGGTCATCTACTTTTGGTGTTTCATCTGGTTGTAATGATTTTAACCATTGATAGTATTTTTCTCTTTGTGCAGGTGTACCAGAAAAACTTGCTTTATCTGGGAGAATATCAAATGCACCTTTCATTCTTCCAATACGATAACTATCACCACCAGCTTTTAAAGAAACCATTGCGAATTTCTTTCCAGTACCAGTTATTTCACATAAACTATCTTGTAAAGCAGATACATTCTTATCTTTCAATGCGGTTTCTACTTCTGAAATACTACAATTATATAACAATACTACGTCCGCAGTGTTTTCTTTTTTCTTATCTTTACTTGCATATCCACTTTTATTGAATGCTTCATAAAACTTTTTAATGTCTTGATGAATAAACCCACTTGGTTTTGATGAATATACATTTGCTAAAGTTACTGATGTGCCTGAGGCAAGTTCTATTCTTGATAATATATCAGCATAATTTTGATATAATTTACTCTTTTCAAGTAACTTAGTTGCGCCTGCATCATTTAAAGAATGAATGTTTTGTAGAAGTTTTTCTATTTCTTCAGATAACTTTAACCATTTTAATATGGTTTCCTTTTCTTTTGGGTAATAGTCACCACTTTCACCAAATATTCTGTAAAGAGGAAAACTTTCTCTTAAAGGTTGACTGAATGGCAATGGCATTACAGTTTCAACTTCTTGTAACTTGGTATGTAAGTCTCTTAATTTTATTTCTACGTCTGTGCTCATTCGTATATATAAATATTGATATATACACGAAAATCAAAGTTTTTAAATATCTACCACTACCATATTGTCATAATTCTTACCAATATAACATTTTACTGGAAACTGATTGTTTGACATTAACCGTTTTAATTCAATTAAAGAGTCTTTTTTATCATCTTTGTGACAATCAAATAACACACTATCATATGTATATAAAATAGCTTTTGTCTGTTTATTATTCAAATATTCATTGACCCTTACCAATGATTCCATACCAAATTCAGTTTCACTTGCTTGTAGAATATAGTTAAATAACTTGTTTGGACTTGGGTCATTGATATGGTTGGCGGTAATTCTTCTTTTATAGATAGGAGTTTCTACATAACCATTTTCATTGAAAAATTTCCATCTATGAGCAATATAATCACTCATTTTCTTAAAATATGGTATTTCTAATAGTTCAGAAGGAATATTACCATACATACATTGAAATGTAAGATTCTTTGACGCTCTTACTTCATCAGACGTTAATGTTTCTTTACCATAATACAATTTACCTAGATATTCATAAGCATTGTGAGGTAGATTATAATTGATTAACTTTGCAACTAGGTGGGGGTGGTAGGCACTATAATCAATCATAAACAACATACCATTTTCACCAAATCTGCTAATAAATGATGACCTACATTCGTTTTCTTTGTTCAATGCACTATAGTTGACGTTACCAAATCTATTACTAGGTCGTCCTGTAGCAGTATATATGTTATATTGTGTATAAACATATCCATCCCTATCTTTTACAGTCTTGTTTTCAAAATGCTTATTAAACAATTCTACGTCGATTTTTAATCCATTCTGTTCTAGAATTGTAAGATTATCAGTAACAGTGTCGTTTATACTATAAAAACTATCATCTATTTTGACGGATTTAAGTCTAATCAACACTGCTTCATACATACTTTCAAACTTTTCCAGATGTTTTACCATAGGAATAGCTTTATTAAGTTCACCGTACTTTTGAAATCTAGTTTTGATTACATTATGAGCGGTAGTATCAAATTCAGTATAATCATCAACTTTACCGTCACTAATAAAGAAAATAATATTGATATCAAACAGATTCTTAATTGGAAATAAATGTGAACATTTCTTTTTATCGAAAACCCATTTCTTTCCTTTTAACTTATTAAAATCACTGATAAGTTTATCTTTATCAATGAATAAACCACAGTCTGGATGAGTTAAGTTTATTACATAAGATGTTTTAGATTTAATAGAATAAATCAAAACTGTACACAGTTCATCTACGCATGGATGCGTTTTATCATCAGATTGAATACATTCTAGAATAATGTCAGATGAATTATGCGATTCTAAAAATTTAGAATATGACTGTTTATCCAAACACAACATTTACCAAATGTAACACTATAACAAATTAAAGTCAATTATTTACCTTGCCAGAATTCAAGTGGGTTATTTATATAATTTTTAATACCCTTCATTTTCTTTTCACCTTCATTCAATAACTGAGTATTTTGTTCTTGTACACCTTTTCGTTCTAATATTT